CTCTTCCGATCTCTCATTTTGTGTCGGATCTGTCTACCGAATACAGAAAGTGTTCCTGTGCCAGTTCTATCTTCTTTTTTTACTCCATTATCTAAAATATCTTGAAGTAAATCTGTGTATTGTTTATCTAAATTATTCATTTTTTTTCTCCATACTTTTTTCTTAAAAATGCTGCATATGCTACTCGTCTTCTAGGTTTAATAAAAACCCATCCCCAGTTCATTTCGAACCATTTAGTTAAATTGTACATCATGTTTTCTAAAATATATTGTGTCAGTAATTACGGTTTTAATGGTTGCACTTTCAGAGCATACATTGTTATAGTTAATATGTTCTGTTACAATTGTAACTGTATCTTTTCCTGTAACATATCCATATGCGTCACAATCATCTTTAGTTGATTTACAGCTCAGTAACATAAGAAGACAGCATGAAATAACTACAGCTATAATGATAAAATTTCGTTCTTTAATTTCCATGATTTTAAATTTATGTTATTGTACTACTTTTTTAGGTCGACCACGTCTTTCAACGGGTTTTCCGGATTTATCAAATGTTTTGAGACAGTACATATAGAACTCTTCTATAGTACCATCAAAATTTCCAATATGAAGATAATAATCTTCTCTAGACATGACAAACTCTCTTAAAAAACCATCTCTAAGAGCTTTCAAACGAGTAGCTTCGTCCTTTTCAAAATCCTCGATCAAACGTTTTCTACGAGCCAGATCAACACTGTTTTTTTCTAGGAGTTTTCTAATATCTCCATTGTATTTTACATGCAAATCATTAATTTCTAACTCTGTAAGTTTCCACTGCCAAAAGTAATGGGAAAATTCATATTCTTGATTTTGAATACGTTGAAGAAAAGTAGCACCTTTAGGTAACGGTTTAACTTTTGAGGCAAAACGTCTCCACCACATAAATTGATTGTAGTTTAGTGGTTGCAATTTTGCAATTTCTCGTTTTACTAGTTTTGGATCAGACGTTGTATATAACATAACCTTAATTTTCGTTAAATATAAAAAGGCTCCCTTAGGGAGCCTAGTTTTTTTAAAAAAGTTGTTAATTACTTTTTGTTCTTGTCAATGATTGACCAAACGGTACCAGCCAAAGCAATAGCACCACCAATCAATTCATTAAGCATTGCTTCATCGAAGTATCCTTTTACTACAAGGAAACCACCAGCAAACGTCAAAATGTGTCGTACGACACCGAAAATTTGTTCTTTTGTCATTTTATTTGTTTTTGGTTTATAAACTTTTTAACATTGCTATCATGCGTGGGCATGGATAGATGTCTGATTTGTCTTTACGAAACGAATTGTGAGTGTAAACTCCATTTTCACCTTTAAGACCTCTTACAGATATGTCCCACATATCTTCTTCATGGTAAGTAAGATCAATTCCATACACTTTATTCCAATATAAAAGTAATTGTCTTACTGATTCAATTTGTGCATCCGTATAACGGTGGTAATATTTGAATCCTTTATAGGGAGTGTCTAGTACTGTGACTTGATCTACAGGTACTTCTCTATCAACGTAGTTAAAGTATTTTTCACCTTTTTTCTCTAATGGTCCCCAATTACAAATCTCTACAGCTACAGCTAATGGATCAATTGATTTGTAAGGAATGTTTTTTGCTTTAAAGATGTCTGTTTTAAGACCTAAATGGTATGCCCAATGTTTAGAACTAAACGCTTGGCAAATTTCTCCATCGTACGTGTTTGTAGATTGACCTTTACCTGAGATAACAACACAAGTTGCAATTCTACCTCTATCATCAGTATCCCACATGTTAATTGTACTTACACCTGAGCTGTTTCCAGCTGTGTGGTGTAATACAATCATTACTTTTTTGGTTTCTTCTTTAAAGTATTGTGTTTCTTTTAAAGGAACCTGTTTAATTTTTGATAAATCTAAATCCATAAATTAATTTTTTGTAAAGAAATTTGTTAAAAACTTACCTACTACACCTGCTATCAAAGCTGTTATAGCAACCCATTGAACCTCATTGTAAATAGAGAATGTTGTAATAATAGTGCTTACCCCAAGTAAAGCATCACCTAGCTTTCGCCATTTTGTGGGTGTTGGTTTATAGTAGTTTCTTAACATTTTATTATAAATATGTTTATCCTTCACAAGCTATACAATCCGCAGTTCTTTGTAGGTTATCTCCGCGCAAAATTGATTCACTTCGCATGTAGTAAAGTGTTTTAATACCTTCTCTCCAAGCCAATTTATGCACATCACTAATATATTTTGGTGAATCTGAAGGATCAAATGTTAAATTCAATGAAATTGCTTGGTCAACATACTTTTGTCTGATTCCGTTTTGGCGAACAATTTCGTATGGGTTAATTTCTTTAAAGGTTAAGAAAACCTCTTTTTCTTCATCACTTAAAATATAGTCAGGCAATCCCATTACGGATCCTTTATCGTTAGCAATTTGTTCCCAAACACTGTCAATATTATATCCTTTAGATTTAAGTAAACGCTCTAATGTTGGGTTACGCTTGATAAATGTACCTTTAGCTGTTTTTAAATTGTAAACATTTGCAGGAATAGGCTCAATTGAAGGAGATACACCACCTGAAATGTGGGCGTTTGATACTGTTGGAGCAACTGCCAAATGGTGTGTGTGGCGCATGCCTGTTCCTTTACACCATTCAGGTTCTCCATATTCAATTGCTTGGTCACGAGATGCTTTTAATGCTTCTTTTTCAATGAAATCAAACATCAAACGTGTGTGTGTGTTTGCTTGTAAACCTGCAAATGGGATGCCTTTTTCTTGTAAAAACGTATGCCAACCTAAAACACCAATACCAATTGCTCTACCTTTAGTAGCTGAGCGGTGGGTATTTTCCATGAATTTAATGTTTTTAGAACGGTCAATAAATTCTTGTAGTACACCTTCCAAAAACCAACAAGTTAATTCCGGTAAAGTCATACCATTTTCAAACTTGTAATCTTTCCATTCATCCCAACGTGCCAAGTTCAATGAAGATAAACAGCAAATAAATGAGTGTAATGGATCTGTGTAAAGTGCAATTTCAGAACAAATGTTTGTCATTGAAACATTCAAGTTATTTTTCTTGTACGCTTCAGGATTTGCATTGTTAATATTGTCTTCAAACATCAAATATGGTTCACCGGTTTCCAAACGTGTTTTTAAAATTTCACCCCATAATTTTAATGCTTTTGGATCTTTTTCTTCAACACGATTCATAAACGCGTCATCAATTACTACACATTGGTGCATATTTAAACATTGGCGGTTAACATCACCTTTTGGTCGACGAATCATTAAAAATTCTTCGATGTCTGGGTGGTTAATGTGTAGGTTAACTGAAGATGCTCCTCGTCTAACTGAGCCTTGGTTTGTAGCCAAAATAGTTGAATCGTAAATTTTAATCCAAGGAACTACTCCTTCAGATACTCCGTTTCCAGAAATTTCTTTACCTCTACCTCTAATTCGAGATACACCAATTCCAACTCCACCACCTTGAGATGATAAGCGCATTAGTTCTGAATTTGCTCCTGCAATTCCTTCAATTGAATCATCTGTGTCAATCCCAAAACATGAGATAGGCATTCCACGCTCAGTACCTAAATTTGAAAGTACAGGAGATGCTAAGCATAGCCAATTTTTTACCATTGCTTCGTAAAAGAATGGTTGTAAATCTTTACGTTTTAAGCGTTTAGCTGCTGCTCTTGAAACGCGTTTAAACGCGTCAAATACATCTTCATCGGGTAGTAAATAACCTTTAGAGATCATTGATAGACCAATTTCATTCATCCAAGTTGGATAATGTTTTCCTTTAGTCCAGTCTGTTGTGTCTACTTGTATGCTCATTTATTTTGTTTGGTTTTTATCAATTCAATTAAATTTTCTAAAGTTAATATATTTTCAACTTCTTCATCCTTTATTTCAATATTGTATTTAGATTCAATAAGTTGGAGAATTTCAATCTTATATATTATATTTTCTTCCATACTTGTAAAGTTGTATCTCCAATTTCTTCTTGAGTATTTTTAAAATCAGGAAAATGTTTAGTTAAGTAATAATTATAAAGTTTATTTCTTACTTTACCCTCAGCACCATATTCGAATTGTTGAATATCATATTTGTCTACCCAATATCTAATTAATCCAAAAATAGCTGCTAGGATTCTAGATGAATACGGGGAATTTAACAATTGATTTAAATTTAAATTATCATATTTTTCATCAGAACTACCAAAATTTATAGATGGTCTTTTAGGATTAAATAACGGAAGAATTGTTAAAATATAATATTGATCTTTATATTTTAATTCAACTCTAAAACGAGTAGGAGATTCCCTTTCAATATTATACTCAATATCTTTAGAATCTAATTCTTCAGGAGAATATATATCAATTATTTCCTTTAATAAATTTGTTAATTTTACCATGATTATATTTTTATAAATCGCTCCAGTCAGCGGTTGATTTTGCGTAATCTGTTACTCGTCCTGCAAAGAAATCTTGATGTGTTTTACCACTTGTTAAATGTCCAAACCATTCCATTTGTTTTAATAAATTTGGATCGATATCATTATACAAAGGATTATAACCTAATTCAACTAATTTTTGATTAGCTCGTTCTTTAATGAAGTTTTTAAGTTGATCTTTATTTAATCCTTCAACATCTCCCATTTCAAATGCTTTATCAATAAAATCAAATTCTAATTTTACAGATAAATCACAAGCTTCAAAGATTGATTGAGTTAATTCTTTAGTGTCTAATTTTGGATCTTCCTCTAGTAAAGTTCTAAATAGCCAGCAACCTGCTTTTGAATGTAATGATTCATCACGTACACTCCATTCTACAATTTGTCCTGTTCCTTTCATTAAGTTACGTAATTGAAAAGACATCAATACTGCAAATGAAGAAAATAAATTTACACCTTCAGTAAACGCAGAAAAAATAGCTAATGAAAGTGCTTTTTCACTTAATGTGTCTCCAGGCAATTCAACTAAACGATCGATTTTAGCTTTTGCTTCCTCGTCTTCCATAAATGCTTCAAAGTCATCTAATCCAAGTTCTTCATTTAATCGAGCATAAGCTTCAGCATGAATTGATTCAAAATCAGCAAATGCACCCGCCATAGCTTTGATTTCATGTTTTGGAAACCATACCGCTACCTTTGTTGACCAATAGTCGTTTACATACGTTTCTGTTTGAGCAAATGACTTTAAAATGTTACCAATCAAGCTCTTTTCACTTTCAGTTAGTTTCATTTTCCAATCATTTAAGTCTGAAGAAAGAGGTACTTCATCCGCTAGCCAATGGGCTCTATGTTGGTCTTTGTAAAAATCAAACGCAGTCTGGTATTCGAATGGTTTGTAATGGGGTCTTAGTTCTGTGATCATGCGTTTAATTCAAAAAATTTATTTGACAACATTTGTCGGTCTAGATCATCAAAGTTACTATTTGATGACGGTTTTTTAGTTGTAACGGTATCTGCTTCCTCGTCGTAATGTTCTCCAATAGCAATGTGACCATTTGAGGTATTAACGTCCACTTGGAATGTTAAACCATCTATACCATATCTATTTTTCATAATATGAAGTCGTCCAGTTCCGTTAACTTTATCCTCTTTTTTTCTTGATAATGAAATTGATAAGTCAGTAATCATCATTTTATCATATGATCCAGCTGCCTTATCTCCTTCAATAACATCATCTTTTGCACCTGCACGGTTTACTTGAGAAACTGACCAAATTGGTAAGTTTAATTCTCGAGCTAGGCCTTTAGTGCTTGTATAAATATCATCAATTTCTCCCTTACGGTCAACATTCCTTTTTCTTGTTGAAAGTAAATCAATATAATCAATTAATATAAGATCGGGTTTAATCCCTAAATCAATTACCTTTTTAATATGTGATTCTATAGTAGAAATCGTTGTTTTTCCCATAGGATATTCACGGATAATTAATTCTCCGGGTAAATCTGCGGTTAATGTTTCTACTTCTGCTTTATGTTTTTCTAATTGATCTACCGGGGTTCCTGTAAAGAATGCGTCATATCGTCTTCCAGTATAGGATTCACTTAATTCTAAAGTATAGTGGATAACGTTGTAACCCATTTTAACAGCATGGCCACCTAAAGCAACCAAACACCATGACTTACCACCACCAGGATTACCAAAAATTAAACCTAAATCTCCATTGCCTAAACCACCTTGAATCAATTCATTAACTGGTTCCCATGGAGTGGGTACAATTGTTCTATGGTCTTCACGGTAACGTGATTCAGTATCTTTTTTATATTCGTGTCCAATATTTTTGTCTTGACCTGCTTTCATTGCTGATTCAATCATGTATTTAATTGAATCGTAATCGCCTGCTTTTAGCAAGTCTACAGATGAAAGTAATGCTTTCTTTAATTGTTGATTTTTACAAAATGTAGAGAATTCAAGTTGAACATACTCTAGATCTTCAATATCTGCTTTATATGCTTCACGTAATTGCTCTTTAACAGATACTTTAAGTACTTCATTGTCTAATTTTTTCATTTCAACCTTTAAAATGTCCATTGAAATGGTTGTGTGGTACTTTTCGTAGTATTGGATGATTTGATTAATTACCCATTTATGTGCCGGGTTGGAAAAGTATTCATCACTTAACACATCATTTATGTTTTGCAAAAACTCTTTATGTGTTAATAATGAAGATATAACCTTCATTTGAAACGATGGACCGTACTCATCAATTGATTGTAACGTCATTTTTTATAACTTTTATTTAATAGAAATGTTATTTTATTCTGGTTTAAAGTCTTCAATAAGAATACTAAAGCGTTTCATTGTGTTGAAACTACCATTATCGCTTAAAACACCAAAACTCTTTTGGTTTTCTTTTTCAGTTTGATAAAAAAAAGGTGTTGTTTCAAATTCTTCCATAGTATCAATAAATTCTTTAATTTTTAATACTAATTCATGGTGGAGATTTTCATTATTGTAACTTGCTTTCATTTTATAACTTTTATTTAAATGTAATAACTTATTGTTGTTTTTCCAACAAATCTTTAAAAATATCTTTAATCCAAACATCTACATTTCGAATTAAATTTCCTAACTGGTCTTCATGGTACATTTCGATAAATTCAGAAGGGAGGTAGGTTAAATGAGTATTTTCTACAAATTTATCGATAAACATTTTATCTTTATCATCCATCATTGGATTAGATAAATCCATTACTCTATGCTTATCCTCTAACAATGGGATATCATGTAGTACTCTAGCATACACAACATGTTCTTTCATTTTAGCTTCAGCAATATCAAGTAAATCATCAAAAGATAAATCTTGTGTTGTCAATTCAGGGAAACGTTTAAACAAACCTTTAGGACCCAAACCTTTAATACCTGTAACTCCATCAGAATTGTCTCCCATAAGTAACTTATATAAAAGAAAATTATGAGGGCTAACTCCGAATTTTTCCTTAACAGTATCTTCAGTATAATATTCTTTCTCAATTGGTCTGTAAACAATTACTTGCTCAGTAACTAGTTGAAGATAATCTTTATCACTGGATACTATGAATACTCTGTCTTTAGGGTGGGTAGGTAAGGTTGAACTCAAGTAAGCAATAATATCATCTGCCTCTACACGAGGTAAAGATACTGTTTTAACAGGTAATGTTTTTAAATATTGAATAATTCGAACAATTTGATCTACTTTTGAATCGTCTTCTTCTTCTAAATTATCAAATAATTCATGTTTTGTAATTCGAGATACATTTCTATTTGATTTATATTCGGGGATAATGTTTTTTCTATTATTAGAAGAACCAGGCCCATCAAATACCATATAAACTTGAGTTGGGTTAATGGTACGAATTAAAGCACCTAAAGAGCGAAAAAACCCTCCTAAACCTCCAATATGAACTCCGTTTGAATTTACAGCGTTTATAGCACTAAAATTTCTAAAAAACAAGTTAAGTCCATCTATTAAAAGGTAGCGTTCGTGTGTTGGCAATTCTTCTCCATCTTCTTGTATATTGTTGAGGAGGTTTAAGAGGTCTTTTTTCATATTAATCTTCGTTATCAAATAAATCTGGTGTTGGGGCTTTTTCATCCCATTCACTGTTGTCTTCTTGTACTGTAAAGTTGCCTTGTCCTAAAATTCCAGCCCATTCATTAGCATACGTTTTTTTATACTTGTCTATAGCTGATGGTTTATCAGCAATGAAGCCATGTACTGTTGAAATAATGGTTCCCATTGTTGTAATTCCATTAATGTGGTTTTTATCACAAGCAATTTTAGTACGCAATGCAAATTCTACTTTTTTCTTATCTCTAACAGCATTGATTTTAGATGTTCCAGCATTTGTAACATTTCCAAATGTTAAACATAAAGATACATCATAATAAAACGTATCTCCTCCTTTGTTTGTCATTCTAGGTTGTGACATAGGAGTTAAGGCAGGAGCTACACCTACTTTGTTCACAATAAACAAGGTATTCGTGTATTTTGAGCTTTCCTTACGGGACATTACAATCTGTTGATTGATAAAGTTACCGAATTGAGTTGCAATGGCTCCTGCGTTCCACATTGGGTTGTTTTTACCTTGGTTAATGGACATATCGCAAGGAATTGAACCAACTGAATCCCAAATGAACAATAAGTCATATGGGAGATTACCTTTCTTTTGTTCTGTTAACAAATCGATAATAAAAGCTGCAATATCTTCAATTGAATTTAAAGTACTTCTATCTCGATAGATAAAGAACCCAGTTTGATCAATAATTTCACCTGTTTCAGTATCAACAACATCATCCATTTCAAATCCCATTGTTTTCCAGTGATTCCAATCATGTTTCATCTCTGTAACAATCAATACAGGTAAAATTCCCATTTTTTGAGCATTAACTGCTACCTCAATGGTCATTGTAGATTTCCCAGTGTTTGACTTTCCTCGAACCATTGAGTTATGGCCCATAGGAATTCCAGGGATTGATAGAGCTTCTTGAAGAGCGGGTGAAAATGGAATCCATTTTTGCTCTTTAAATTTAACGTTGGACGCTAAACCCTTATTTGCTTTAAATTTATCTAAACTGAAGGCGGATTTCATTTCTTTATCCGCCGCCTCAGTTAGAGATTTTCTTGATGTTTTAGCCATAACTTATTTTGAATTAATTAAAACGGTGAGTCTTCGTCATCGTCATCAAACAATGAATCAAAATTATCTGCTTTAGATTTTTTAGCAGCCGGTTTAGCAGACAAACTATAGTTTGATTTTGGTTCTTCTTTAACCTCTTCAACTACTGCTGTTTCTTCTGTTTCATCTTCAGGATTTAACCATTCTTGAAGTGCTTGTTTAATTACATCAAATGCAAGTGGCTTGTACAAGTCAAGTGGATTTTCTTGTTCATCCAACCATTTTTCAATCAACTTTGAATCTTCAGACAATGATGTTGTCTTCATTGATGGTGCAATAGTTGTTTTGTTGTAAGCTGTTCCTGTAGATTCAGGTCCAACTGTAACCAATTTAATGTCACGTCCTGACATGATATCTGAGAAATCACCTACTTCTTCGTCTGCGGCCATTTGCAAAAATGCTTCGTAAATTTCTTTACCAAATTCCCACAATTGAACTCCTTCAGCCTCTTCTCCACGTACGATTACAGGTGCATAAATACGAGTTTTCGGATCCAATTTTTTAGCCAAACGCCAGTTTTCTTTGTCATTTGTACCACGCAATTGCTTTGCAAATTCAGCAATAGGATCTTTTTCACCCCAGTTTAAAGGAGATGCAATTACCTTCTTGGAACCAATTCCATAGTAAAAGCGCATTTCTGTAAAAGGGAATTCTTTGTTGTATTTGAACGGTACAACTCTTACCGTTTGTTTGCCAACCGTTGGTTTAAAACGCTTGACGTTGCTTGAATTGTTGGAAGATCCTCCATTTGAGGTCTTTTGCATCGACTCAAGTTTTTTCTTGATTGCATCTAGATTCATAGTATAACTTAATTTAATTTGTTTACAACTGTAATATAATAACCTTTATTCAATAATCCAATTATTTTTTTAAAACTACAAAGACTTGATCTGAGGAAGTAATGTTTTCAGGGTCTTCTGCTTCATCATAGTGAATTTCTAAAAGTTTAAAATCTTTTAAATATTTTAAAAGATCTTGAACTGCTCCTATGTGATCGTGTATGACTAAAATCCCCCCAGGTTTTAAAGCATGTTTAATAGTTTTAGATAAATTATTAGGGGAATTTATTTGGGCTACTGCTGAGGAAATGTTAATTATTTTTTTAGGGGGTAATTTAATATGTTTACTTAAGTCTGCTTCTATAAACTTTGAAGGATTTTTTTTCTGGTTAGGGGTTAAATAAACATCAACTACAACAGCTTCGGGGCTTATAGGGCCATCTCCCCCACCAAAATCATAAACATCATCGGTACCACCCCACCATGTTGCACCATCATCATTCCAATCTGGGGTGTCTCTTTTTATAAAAAAATCTAGTATTTTAAGATCAGCTTTTTCTTTTTTATTAGGAGTAAAATTTGGTGGTTCATCTGTAAATATTAATTCTATGTTTGGGTTTTGGTCTAAATCTAATAAACGAATCCCCCACCCGGTTCCTCCAAATTTTTCTGGGTTGTATATTTGGTGTTTTATATTAAGTTTGTTAAAATAAGAAGATAAAAAGTCTTTAGTTTTTTCAGAAAAAACTGAAGAAGAACCATCTTTATTATATTCACGTACATCAGCAAATGATTCTTTATATTCTACATATAGAATAGAGTATGGTACTGAATCTATCAAGGTGCTACCTTTCCAACTACTTCCTATTTGATCATATAAATAAATAACTAATTTAGAATTATCAATTTCATTTAATTTAGCTTTATATTCACTCTCAGCAATAACACCAGCTAAAAATTGCATACGAAGATGTTCTTTCACAATTCAATAATTTGATAAATTTTTGTATTCAATTGTTTAATTTCATTGTGTTGGGTCAACAAAATACAATTTTTATAGTGTTGCCAATTCACTGGGTATTTTGTATCAACTACCCCACCATTTAATCTTTTGATCAACTCGTTTAGAGCGTTTATGGTATAAAGTGTATTTGATTCTTTTTTTCTGTGTACCAGAATTGTATTGTCAGGAATGTCATTTACATTTCCTTGATCTACATTGTATGTTACAACATATTCATTGTTACTTTTAACATGTAAAACAAACATTTTATCATACATTATCACATATTTGTGAGACAATTCATCAATAAGTGCTTCTAAGTCACTTAAAGGTGTAAAGGTACAAAATAGTCTGTTGTTCATTGATGCAAAATCTAGTAATTGATCGAAGTCATACTGATGATACATATGTAAGGGTTGTTCGAGAGTGTTGTACATAACTTTTTTTACTTAAAACTGTAATTTTTACCTTTTTTAATTTTGGTTTGTAATTTGTATTTATTGAATATTCCTAGTATTTGAAGCATCACGGCTTTTTCATTTTCATCAAAATCAAATAAAAATGAATCGTAAACATATAATACGAGTTTAGTATTTTTTCCTCGTAGCACTTTAAAAATATCGTACAATATACAAACATTATTTGCTGTCTCCAAGTTTTGTAAAACATAATTTAAAAGTTTTTGTGGATTCATATTTTCCATCTTACTTTTTACAAATCTATGATTTGAAATTGAACATCTAATGTATCCGTTATAATTAAATGAATTCCACAAGTCATCTATATATGCTTGTGTTCTTTTAAAGAACTCTATTTCTCGATATTCTTTCCAAATTCCACCGTAAAGTTGTTTAAACGTGATCTCTTTTGCTTTGGCATAGTCCACGTTATACATTGTAGCAAAATCCCCATGAATGTCATCACTATCAAAAGTATAATCCAATAGATTAGCAAGAAGGGTAGGATGGTAAGCACTAATATCCATTTCAATAAAATTGTCGTTGCGGGGGATGAAGCATTCTCTTTCTCCATTGTCTTTGTTTAAAGCTGAAAAATTTAGGTTATTAAATGTATTTGAAGGTCTTGTTGTTAATGTGTTTAGATTATATTGCGTGTAGATAAACTCGTTTACCTCTTTATCGAAGTACTGCTCGAATTTAGATTGATCCACTTTTATTCCCGCTCGTTCTAGTTGATTAAACACCAATGCTGCTTTGTTGTAAAACGGGTTTATTTCTTTAGGATCAAAGTTTAAATAGTTTTGCTCACACACCTCATAATGTTTTACAATCGGTATAATTGTGTTTAGATCCTTAATGTCGGGGAATCTATTGTAAATTTGAATGTGAGCTTGCGTTAATTGAGGTATATACGTATGGGGGGAGGGTGATGGTTGGTAACAGTGCTTAATAGGAAAATAATGTAAAAACTCTTTTCTATCTCTTACATAAATGTTTTCTATACTGTTTAATACCCTTTGTACTACCTCTAAATCAAAGTTTATAGTTTCACTATGATTAACAGGTATAATATATCCTTTTGAATCATCTCTTGGTTTAAGATAAATAGCACATACACTATTTTCAACAGGGTGAAGTGTATGGGAACAAGGAATCACATCAACGTACGCAAATTGGTGTTTTATACGACAAAGTGTTTCTATATGTTTAATATCTTCTATAAGCCAATACATGCTTTAAAGATACTAATTTAATTTTAAGATTCCAAGTAATATTTTAAGAATTTATCTTGGAAATATTGGGAAAAACCAGTCCAAGTTAAAGTTTGTTCAATTGAAATAGCTGTTCCTTTATTTGAGTTAAATACTTGTTCTCTATTACCTTTTAACTGCCATAAAACAATAGTTGGGGTGTATAAATCCCAAGCTATTTTTGGGTCTTGGGAGAGGAGTTTTTGGTAGGTATCTCTATCAATTTCCAAATATCTAAGTTCATTATTTTTCTTGCAGAAATATCTGTTGAATTGGAGGTTTTGGTAGTCTTGTTGAGTTGGGGTTGTTGGGTTAAAACTAGGTATTGATCTTGATGGTAATGAAGGAGAAGGTGAATCTATTACTGAGTAAATGTTATCTTCTTGGGAAAATGGTGAGATATCTCCTGGGGTTGAGTTTGGGGTTATTTGGAAGATGGGGATAAGGAGAGTATTTGGTCCATTTTGAGGATTTTTTCCTGTGTATTTTTGCCCACTTGAAACTTCATAGTAATATCCTTTATATAACTCTTTAGTAGTAGATAGAGCATATTCATTACCATTAGTATATAAATTAAGTTTTATTTGTGATTTTGGATAATACATTAAATTTTTTATTTTAAGATAAATTTAAAAATTCTTCAGCATATTTGTATCTTTTAGGAATTGTAGAAGGTGTGTTTCCTCCTTTGCCCTTATAAACTGTAACATATGAAGATTCATCTACTATTGAAAGATAATAACCATAAGGGTTAGAATTACCTAAACCGAAACTTATATGAACTACCGCGGTATATTGTCTTAAAGTAAGAGTATCACTTTTAAGAAGATTCCAAACATTTTTGTATGATTCTGTTAGTTCTTTTTTAATAAACTTTAATTGAGTAGTTATATCCTCTATTCCGGTTCCTTGAGATTTAGCAAAAGATTCTAAATTTTTCTGTCTATTTCCTCTCCATTGAGCTATCCCTAAAGCACCACATCCACCACCAGTATTATTGAATGCTGTAGGATTAAATTGGCCTTCGTATCTAAAATGCCCTAACATTCCTGAAAGAGCTTTTTTAGAAAGTTCTGGAAATATATTTTTGGATATGGATAATACTTTATTAATAGATACTCGTTTTGAAGAATCATTGGTTTTAAAGTTTATGACTGGGCAATTTACTGAACGTGGTTGTGGGGTCCCCCCAGGTGCTGAGCCAGATACTTGGGGAGTTGTTGTAGTTGGGGTGTATGCAGACGTTCCTGATGTTTTAGGGATGACTGTTGCTTCAATATCTGTTTCCCAATCATTCTTTTGTAATTTATGGCTTACTCCCGTTACAATTAAGTCTAAAGCATCACCATAAGCTTTAGGTAAAAATCTAGTATCAACATGGAGTTTATTGTATATCTTTATTCCCGATAAGCCATCCATTGTAAAACTAATTTTAAACGGAATAAATCCTACAGTACCACCATTTTGGGTTTGATTAGATGCTATAACATATTTATAATATTCGGTTCCTACTGAAATGTTAGTTTCAATAGCATCTGTTGAAATTTTTAAATTTTTATTGCTACCACCTTGTAAATTTCCGGAAAAACCATAAAACGGAGTAATTTTAGTTTGGGCTGCCATTTTTTTATTATAGTTAACAACGGCTTCATCACTTCCGGAAACGGGGGTTGAATTAACATTTCCTGGGAGTAATTCACTATTGAATCTATCGGTTAAGCCTATGTTCCATCTTGAAAATGCTGTAGCTTCTGTTCCTTTAACGTAACCTCCTGCTGTTGCCCCAACGGTAATCATGGTAGCAAATTCAGGGGTAATAGCGGTTTTTAAATCAACATTTCGAATAAAATTTGATATATGGCCTCTACTACCTACTTTATCATATCCATACAATTGAAGAGTATAACTTTGACCTGTAACTGGTACTCCAGGGATTGGGGTTGTATCTAGGATACTTAAAGTATTAGTTTCTTCATCTACTATAGGTTCAAGATTATTTATTCCTCCTAAAGCTTTATTTAAGCCATCACATATGGCTTTTAAAAAGTTATATACACTAATATCTCCTCTTTCATCTGTATTTGAGTTAAGGCATTCAAGAATAAATTCAAAATTTAAATAAATATTTGAACTATATGCTTTATTAGGATTACCATTATCTATATAATCAGCAGTTCTAAAGGGGAGAAGATTATCATATGCGTTGTTAGTACCTGCTTCTTTTTCAATCTTTTTATTTTTAACTATGCATACTCTAGGATCAAGTGATATTTGATTTGGAATAGAGTACATGACTTGAGTAAAACCTTGTTTATGCCCGTCATGTATATCATAACGCATTTTAAACATTGAAGGATTATCATCATGATCGGTGGATTGAGTTTTTACTTTAGGGATAAGTTTTTTAGAGATAAAATGTAATAGATACCCAAATCGTAAATATAATTGCTTAGGTTCGGTAATTAAAAAACATGCACTTTTTGGTGGAGCGTCTGAAATAGGACTATCTACTGTTTGAGATTCAAATCCTGCTATTTCATATTTAATAGATAATGTTTCGGTTTGAGTATCACTTTGTTTTTTCCATATTTTTAAACCGGTGGATTCGGATTCAGTAGATTTAAAACCTTGACTAGAGGCTTGATCTGCTAAAAATTTATCAGCATCATCCCCCAATTCAATAAATGAAGGGGATGAGCTATACTTTTTATATTTAGGTTCATAGGTATTGGTATCTCCCTCACTAGAATAACTTCCATCGATATTAGAACGGGAAAAGAGTTCAAATATAAATTTATATCTGACTGAGCCTCCAGTAAGAGTTTTAGAGTTTTTTAAGAAGCTACCTACATAATTTATACCACCGTTACCATCAATAATATGTAAATCATTTTCAGATCCATTATTTTGATAACTTTGTAATTCTGTTTCATTTGAATATTTCCATGCCCACAACATAGATGATATAGCATTTGCATCTTTATTATCTTCAATTGGATCGGGTTCAGCAGGTGTATCCGCACTACTTTTTGGGGTTGGGGTAGAATTTTGTTGTTCAAGGAATTCTTGAAATTTTTGGTCTGTAGAGATATTCATTTTTAATGATTCAACTACATCTCCTAAGCTTATAATTGTAATTTCAATATCGTATGATCCATCTTTATTAAATGACCAATTAAAATTAGATATTTTACCTAATAAACCATCATAGTTCCCAGCATATAATTTTCTATAATATTCTATAGTGTATAAAAGATCTCTATAAGAGCGGTTACTTCCAAAACTTTCATTAAAAAATCGTTTAGGGTCATCAATAATTGTATTTCGAACTACATCTTTATTAACTCCATCTGTAGTGAATAGAGAATTTCCCCACTCAAGCATAACAGTATATCCTAATCTTAAATACAAAACATCAATAACATCAAATTGTTGTTTATTATTTACTTTAATTTTAACTGTTGCTTTCTTTAATGAACCTCTATTTAGTGCTTTTATATCAGCACTTATAATACCCGGCATTGGAGAGTATCCATAAGTTCCATAAGTATAAGAACCTTTATAAGTTTTACTATTTGAATCTTGAAGTGAAGCATTAACTGCTCCTCCATAAGTTTTTGAGTAAATAGCATCTTCAGGGTTAAATCCCCCTCTTTGAGTTAAATGATTACCTCCTTGAAGAGTAGAAAGTCCAGCATATAGAATATTAGCTTTAGCTAACTCCATTCCTGAGAATGCAGAAGATAATCCTAAGTCATTAAGTTTATCAGATGCAATCGATACTCCGGATGCTAGTTTTATCCAAGCTGTATTAGAGTTTAAAAGAGCAATTTGTGATTCAGTTCTATAATCTGTAATCCATTCATCCCCACTTGAATAAGAAGTACCACTCCCGTGAAGTTTCTGTCTAACATTGATTTGGGAAGCAACATAATCTTCTATTTCTTGACCTATTATAGCCATAACTTATTATTTATTTAATGTTTCAAATTGTGAAATTATTATTGATGTTCTTTCAGGGGCGGGTATTCTGATTTGGGCTCCAACTGAGGGAAAAATTGAATTTGCGTCTTGTTGGGGGTTAGCTCTGTTTATTATCCACCATAAAGTTGAATCATTATAAAATGAAAGGGCTAAAGTATCGTACCTGTCACCTTGAGTAGTATACACATAAATATCTGAAGAGGCAAGGGTAACTAATGGATATTTAACCATTATATACCTTGGCTTAGGATTTTCAGGGGTTGAAGTTGTTTTAATATTAGAATATCTATTCATTGTTAATTATTACATTACTAATCCTATTGCTCCTCCAGGCTCTAAACTAGGATCACTATTAGCAACTGATGTAGTAGAGATTACATTTTGAGCTTGTTGAGTTTGTATCGGGACTTGTGTTGGGGAATTTAATGAATCTGTAGCAAAATCCTGTGTTGGAGCATATCTAGTTCCTCTGGTATTATAAGGATTATTATCATCTATAAATCTTTGATTTCCTGGGTCCATTAGGAGTTCACTTTCTACATTTCCTAATCCATGATTTCTCCAGCTTTGTTTTTCTGGTCTGAATTTTTGGATTGGAATAAAGTCAACTTTAACTTTAATCATATGAGGTAATTGGCGTAAAGATTTTCCATCTCTATTTATTTCCCATGGGGAATCTTCAGGGATATCAAAATCTACTCCAGTAATAACTCCAGGTTGATCATTAATATAGTCTCCTAAAGTAATATATGCAATATTTCCCGCCATATATCCTGAGGAGCTACTATCCAAGTATTCAGGGGCTAATGATGAAGCTAAAAAGTTTAGTTTATCGTACATTACATTAAGTTCATCTTTAGATTGAGCTACAACAGTAAAAGATAATCCCATTTTTCTACTAAATCCACCATACTTGTAAAACTTTTCTGCTCTTCCCATATATTCTATAGTATTCCAGTCTGCATTATATGAATCTGAAATATTATCAATAAATGCTCTAAAGTGCATATATTTTTTATAAGTATAATTAGTTGGAGTAGTAGCTTTTTCGTCGTTTTGATTATCATTATTTAATATGGCAATAGAAAATTGGACTAAATCATTTAAATCAGTGTCAGTACCATATTTTGCAGGCTTATTTGAATTTAATTTATATATTGGATATGCTGTAACTTTATCTAAAGGTTCTGAGGTTGTTTGTCCAGGTAAAATAGATCCTGAAAATGGGTTGGAGCGGTTTCTTTGTCGGCTTCCGGGGTTACCCATTCCAAATTTATCCTCAATATTATTGTCTTTATATCCCTTAGTAGCACTCAAAAAAGTATTACCTGCGTTTATATCTAATTTTTCTCTAAAATCATCCTTTATGTCAGTGTCTAGATCAAGTGGTTGATCAATAAAATCTTGTTGTGTCCAAGAACCTACACCAATGTTACTGTTGCTTTTTAAGGACCCAGATTCGTAAACACTTATTATAATGTTTTCTTGATATGATCTTAAACCATTTTTAATTAAATTATAAGGAACATAATCTGTAGAGAATTCTTTAATTAAATTATTATAGGTAGATGAAGCGTTAATTGGGAGTTGAAACTTTTCTTGATCTACATGTTCATACGGTTGCCCTACTAAATAATCTTTTGGTTTTTTATCTAAAGTTCTTATTGGATTTCCTAAAACATCTGTAGCAAATCTAATTTTAGTTTTTCCAATCCCTAAAATAGAATCAGGTCCACCTCCATAAGAAATTAAAACGTCATTTTCAATTGAAGGATTTAAAGAATATCCAACTACACCATTAAAATTGTTAACACCCCTATTTCTAGTAATAGCATCTGTTAATCTAACTAATCTATTATCATTTACATCAACTCTTCCAGTAAATATACCTTTAGTAAGTTGATCTCGAGCTATAATATCTTGGTATTTGTTAATACCTAAACCGGGGATCAAACCCGTAGGGTCAATTCCTTGTTTATTTAAATGTATTCCTGCAAATCCAACTCCAGCTTGAGCTAATGTAGATAAAGGATTATAAACTCCTTCATTTAAAGCTCCTCCAGCATATCCTAAACCTTTTGAAGCTTCAGTTTTAGTTCCTGTTCGGGATAAAAGTTCTTGCTTAGCTACAAATAATAAACCTTGAGGATTTTGAACGTCTAAAAAATATTTAGTTAAACGAACAACATCTTCAGCAGCACTAAGTGGGGCTTCAATTCCTCCACGTACTAAGTATTCATTGTTATATGCAGGATTATGTTGTTTTTCATCAATAGACTTTCTAATATATGGTTGTTTACTGTTCCCTCCTCCAGGTTGATCGCCACCAAAAGGAATAGATTTCAGGGAGGTAACTCCATTATTTAGTTTGTCTAAAAGTCCCATTTACGTAAATTTTATCCTGGTAGGTTATCTTCGTATTTTGGTGGGGTAACACCGTTTAAGTCTAATTGTGATGGAGTTGGATATCCTGTCAAGTTTGGAGTTCCATTAATTGAGTATTGGTAATGCAATACTGACTGTGGTGTATCCTGGTTTGAGATTGGTGGTGTTTGTCCATCAAATTCGCTTAAGTTTGAACCTTGTGTGGTTAGCATGTCTAATAGTCCCATAGTAATTTATTTTTATTATAAATATTAAATGTTATGACATTTTATAACTGTTTTTTCTGTTTTCGTCTCCTGCTGTATTTGGGTTAGCACCTGTTGTAGCTTCAATTACTTTTTTACCATCAATTGATACGTTTATTGGACGATTTGCTAACGCGTTTATAGCCGATATAACTGCAGACATATCACCACCCATAGATCCTTTAGCCCCCGATGCTACTACTTTTCCTTTTGAATCAATAGCACCATCATCTATATTTTTTGGGAGTAAATCTGTTCCTGCTATAATGCTATCTTTTGGATCTAATTGAATTGAACCTTTTTCACCGGAAACGATCAAACCACCTTTAGGATCAATTGCCCCATCCTTAATAGATCCTAATAATCCAAAACCAGCTGCTAATATACCTGCAGATGCTGCTAAACCTAAAGCAACCCCAGCAACTGGGATAGTAGCTAAAGATGCGTAAGCTTGGTAAGCTGCATATACAATAGCTATTGAGGCTAATCCTTTTATAACTTTTCCAACTGCACCTAAAGGCCCTATTAGTTTAGAGATCATTTTTCCTATTGATCCGAAAAAATCAAACAATATTTGAATTGGTTTTAAAATCATTCCTACAATTCCAAACATTGACATTAAACCTTGTCCTATAGATAATAAAGCCGGAGACATTTCAACAAATATCTCTTTCATATGTTCTATTTGTTGGTTAAATTGTTCTTGTAAAGATTGTTGTTCATACTGTCTAGCTAATTCGTCATCACCTAATTTTTTGCCGATTTCAGCTTCTGACATTCCTTGTGCCTTAAGTTGGTTGTATCTATCTTGGGCACTTTGTCCTTCTTCAGCACCTAATTTGGCTAATGATTCTTTATCAATTAAAGATTGGGCTAATTCGTCACGTTGCATTCCTATAGCTTTAGCTATAGATTCTTGCTGTATAACGTTCATTTTTCCAAAATCAGCAGCAGATCCAACTTGGGATGCTATTTCAGCAGCTGCTGCTGCTGAATCTCCATTTAAAGCTAAACCTCGAGCTCGCTCTAAATTTAAATCTTTACCTGTTAGTAATTCAGCACTTAATTCGTTTTCAATTGAAGATTCAAAATCAAGTAAACTTTGAGACATTTTTTCGGCTTGTTCTAAATTAATACCGAATTGTCTTGCTTGAACTGCTGAGCGGGCTAACTCATTAGCACTTCCACCTAATGAAAGCTGCAATGAAGCCGAAGCTTTAGAAATATCTTTTAATATTTGTTTTTCATTAACAACTAATTTATTACGAGAAGCATATGCTTTAGCTCCTCCTAATATTGCAGAAGTATTATCCTTCAATGATTTACCATTAACTAGAGAAAGTTTTTGGATCCCCATTAATTCTTCATTAGTGTATCCTGCTTGTTCTCTTAATTTAGTAAATGTTTGTAAATCCTCTTTATTTAATTGGGCATTAGTACCTAATGATTGACCTACAGCACCTAATGTTTCTTGTAATCTTTCACTATTTAAGGCCATGTCTCCACTATCAATAGCCATTTTAGATAGTTCTCCTCTAAGTTGTACAGCTTCACTATATGTTACATTCATAGATTTAGCATAGTCACCCGCAGCTTTATCAACCCCTAAAAGAGTTTTTAGCATTAAACCTACAACCCCTAAAAGTAAATTGGCTGGGTTAAGAATTCCTCCAGTTATTTGGCCTCCTATATTTTTAAAGGCTGCCCCTAACCCACTAACAGCACTACCTGTTTCTCTAATTTTGTCTTTAGAGGCATCTAAAGCTTTTTCAGCATCAAATACATTACCTAAAATCGGTATTTTGGAAATACCTTTTAAAACTCCTCCAAGAAGTCCGGTTTTTTTATTTATGTTGTCTCTAAGTTTATCTTCTTCTTGTAGTTGATTTACAATTTGTTCCTCAACACTAAAATTTTCTTGGGCCATTTTAAGAAGAACACGTTCTTCTTTTGTAAGTCTTACTTTAGATCTTAATTGCCCATTTATTGTAGCATATACTCCTTTTTCTTGGGATAATTTTTCAGCAGTTGCTTTTAAATCCCTTATACTTGCTTCAGATTTTGAACGTAATGTTTTTATTTGTTTATCTGAAAGTTTAGCAATTTCTTCTTCGTTATTTTGAAGTTGTTTTGCAACATCTAAAAGACTTCGATATTCTTTTTTAGCTTCTGTTATTTTGTTAACATTAATTCCTAGTTCTTCTCCAATAGATTTAAGAGTATCTCTAAGAGAAGAAAAGCTATCTTCTATATCTTGAGCTGCTTTTTTAGGATCGGGGGTTTTAGCCATTTAAATATTTTGTTATAAATATTAAATTTTAATACTTTTATTGATATTTAATAGGGGGTTTTGAAGTTCTACCAGGATGAGCTTTTTGTAAAAGTTCAGGTGTTTTTATAGTACCATCTGGATTTATAACAGTTTGTTTTCCTCCACCTTTATCCTTACTTTCATAAGTATCCTTTTCATCTTGATAAAATGATTGAATTTTATTAAAAGTAAAACGGCGAAGCCAAATTGGCATATCATAAATGGTATGCCAATCATAACCTCCTTTACCGTGGAAAACGATTTCGTGGATTTGTGTAAATATAGCGGCTCTAGCTTGAGGTGCTATATCATATGTCAGGCCAAAAAAAGTTAAGCCCAATTGGGATATTGACTCTATCATTACTCCCGTCGGGAAAAAAAGTAAGATCAACATCTGGCTGTATCTCTTTAATATGTTCTCTTAAGGCACGTGAGTCTTGGGCTAATAGAGCTTTATCTATAAACTCTCGAATGTCTTGTTTTTCTCGACTTCCATCTACTGAGGTAATCAAGTATTTTAATCGGGTTGAGAGTTCCGGGGAATTGTCTTTATGGATTTTTTTAAGTCCTTCTAGCTCACGATTAATGTCTTGTTCATCTTTATGAGTTAAAAGTTTAAAAGTTACTTCATATTTTGATTTTGGAAGAGTAAATGGAAATTCATTCACACCATTATTAAATAAACCTTCTTTAAGTAGTTTATTTTCAACTTGAGATAAATCTACGGTTTGTGATTCTCCATTATATTCAAATGAATAATCTGAGCCATATCCTAAGATACGAGCTGCTATCATAATAGCGTTTTTATCACCTATAAGCAATTCATCATATTCAATTTTTGATACAATTACTGATTTAAGTAGTCTATCTAGTACAGTACCGTTTCGAATATATGATTGGTTAGTAAGGATATCTTCTTCTTTAGCAGTCATGTATTTAATTTCAACTTGACCTTTTGCTAATTCAGACCCTTCAGGGTAAAGTAAACCTTTAGATGGTAAATCGACCCATTCAGTGGGCATTTTAAATTTTTCTTCCATAATTTTTATTTGTTATAACTTAATTGTCTTATATACATATATTAGAGAGTAGTAATATTATCAGGATTTACACCATATGATAAAACTCCTGGGACTCTTAATATTTCTTTGCGGATTTCATCCATTTTACTTCTATCAAATCCACCTTTTGAAATCCAAGGGTGACCATCTACTTTAATAGTTAAAATAGTTTGAAATTTTTCTGTATCTTGTTCGTTATACGGCATAGGTTCTTTTGAAGACGCTACAGTAATACCTGGGATTGAACGGATATCTGAAAAGATTTCCTTTTGTGGGCGTTTCTTAATGTTAGTGATAAGCATTCCTACCATCTTATATTTGTCTTGATAGTCTTCGTTAAGAGTTCTTTTTAACTCTTCTTTTACTAATTGGCGTAAATTGTCTAATTTCATACTATTATAAATATTAACATACAATAAGAAAATAAAAGCTCCAAATAAAAAATTGGAGCCTTTACTTTTATTGTTTAACCTAATATTAGTAGTTTAAGATGCAGTAGTCAGGTTGTACTGTTACCTGGATGTTTACAGGTGTTCCATCGTCATCCCAGTTATAGTCTCCAAAGTTAACTTCAGTAATCATAGCTCCCATAATTTTCCATTCTGAAACGATATCACCTACAGGTCCAATTGCGTTGAATGTAACGTTTTTCTTATAGAAATCAGAATAACCATCTCTACCTGTTACAGATTCGTGGCCTAAACGTACCCATTCCATTACAGCTTGAGCAGCTGAAGGAGTAATTGATTCGTACATTGTAAATTGGATGGTATTCCAAATAGTTTTTCCTTTTACATAACGTTGAACGTTAATATGATTAATAGCAACTGCAGTTTGAGTTAAAGAAACAGCACCAACTCCCTTAATCAAATATGCGGGAATGCCATCCAAATACAGGATGAATCGGTTTGTTTGTTTTGGTTCAAACGCTGTGTAAAATATTTCGTTTGGATTTAGAATTGCCATTTTATTTTAGTTTAGTTTTGTTTTATTATAAATATTCAACTTTTAAATTTTTATCCCGGAAAATTAGCTCCTGTTGGTAACAAGATAAAATCTAGGGAAACAAATTCTGCTGTGCGTGTAGGTTTAATATAAATTTGTCCAATTAATTGATTTTGATCAATTACTGCTGGTCCGTTATTTGAATCATCCATTACTACTTTATAAGCATATAATCCTTGTTTTTGTTGAATGATATCTAAATATGGTCCTACTTTAGCTAAGAATGAATTTCTTGTTGCAATTGTATTTTGTTCAAATACTACTGTATCAGCAATTTGACGAATGTATGATTTTAATTCAATCATCAAACGTCTTACATTTACACGGTCAAGAGCTGAAGATGCTTTTTGTAATGTTTTCTGTCCAAATACTACAACACCTTGTTTAGGTAGTGTTGCTAATGGGTTAACATTACTTGAATACAACGCGTCTTTATTTGCTTGCGACAATTTGAATTGAGCTTGTAATACTGTGTTTAATCCACCGCGGTTAATACCTGCAGGTGCGAACCAAGGAGCAGATACCTTATCGTTAAATGCGTATACACCTGGGATTACTGTTGAAGCTGGTACCCAAACTTGTTTTCCTGTTGCTGGGTCTGCAATACGAACCCAAGGCCAATATGTTGCAGCATATGAAGTATCTCTTGTTTGAGCTTGAGCTGTTGCTTCTCCAACGGTACTATTAAAATCTGTTAAATCAAGTACAAATAAATTATCTCCTCTTGAAGTTGTATTAGTGATAATATTTGTAATTTGAGTTGTATGAGTATCATTTAATAATCCAGGGGCAAATAATACATTAAATTGATATGCATCACGGTTTCCAAGCAATGCAATCATGTTATCATAATTTCCACCTGTCAAACCTTGAGTATTTGTTGAAATATTATCGTACATGTTCATTGTTGTATTCAATGTACCTGTAGCTCCTGTGAATGAACCTGATCCATTTACCGGGATTGAAGCTGTATAAGCTGAAACTGGGAGTCCACTAGCATCAAAATAATTTGGTGTATTGTAATTAACTGCTTTAACACGAACATAACGAGATTTATTTGAATAACTTCCAGATAAATCCATTTGATTGTTAGTAGCATTATAATTTAATCTTTGATCTCCAATTACATTAGCAATATATCGGTTTGAATTTGGATCTAAGTTTACATTATTAAATGATTCAAGTACTACTGGGTTGTTTGTAATATCATTTCCACGTCTAATTAAAACGTTAAATGTACCTGATCCTGTATTTGAATTTGTAATTTCAAAACGAATATTATCATTTGATCCTGAGGCTAAAGCTCCGTTTGAGTCTATTGAACTTGAACTGTTCATGATTACACCTTGTGAAAGTGTTTCAAGGGTAAATGAAGATGAAGCAGCATTCAAATAGTTAGAAACTGTTGTACTTGAAGCAGGTGTATATGAACCTGTTACAACACGAGTTACTAATAATGAATCACCTCCATAATTAAAGTAATTATATGCTGCAATTGAAGTTAAGAATGAATATGAATTACCACCACTAATAAAAGTATCCCCAAACAAATTAACATAGTCTGAATAGGAGGTTACTAATGTTGGGTTTTCAACAGGACCTTTAACCGTAGGTCCAATAATAGCAGCACCTGCTTGTACTGGTTGGCCTGTTAAGAAGGTATTATCTATTTCACTAATCGCTACTCCAGGGGAAACTGTAAATTTTGCCATTTTATCTTTTTATTATAAATATTGAATTCTTTTTTAAAATCTTAAATTAAGCAGGGAATGTTGCACCCGTAGGTAATATATTAAAGTCTAAGATAATAAATTCAACAGTTCGGGTTGGTTGTAAATAAATTTGTCCAATTAATTGGTTCTGGTCTACTACACTTGGTGGATTATTTGTCTCATCCATTACTACTTTAAATGCTGTTAAGCCTTCTCTTTGTTGAACTGTAGCAAGGTAGGGATTAACAATTCCTAAGAAGTTATTTCGAGTAACTGTATCGTTTTGTTCAAATACAAATGTATCTGCTACTTGTGTAATGTAATTTTTAAGTTCAATTAATAAACGTCTTACGTTTACACGATCAAGCGCACTTGATCTTTTCTGTAATGTTTTTTGTCCAAATACTACTACACCTGTATTAGGGAAAGTAGCAATTGCATTTACATTCTTTTGATAAAGTAAATCTCTATTTGCTTGAGTTAATACTCTTTCAGTTTGAACTGCAGTTGGAAGAATTCCTCTATTAATACCTGCGGGTGCAAACCATGGAGCAGCAACATTATCATTAAATGCATATACACTTGGAACCATTGTTGAAGCCGGAACCCATACTTGAGTACCAGAATTTGGATCAATTGTTTTTAACCAAGGCCAATATGTTGCAGCGTATGAAGTATCAAAATTAGCAGCATTTGTTGTTACCGGAATGATATTTGATCCGTATCCTACAACATCAATTATAGCCATTGTATCTCCTCTACCTTGGACCATTGTAATAAGTTGTCTTACTACAGAGTAATGTAATGCATAATTTGTAGAGTCTCCAATAAGTCCAGGAGCTGTTATAAAATTATAACTGTATGCATCTTTATTTGCTAATAATGAAATTGATTCAGTGTAAGCACTTGCAGAAATACCTTGAATATTAGAATTTGAAATATTTTCGTAATATGCTCCTGCTGCACCTGTTGGGATATTTTTTCCTTTACCATCTCCAAATACTCCGCTTGAAGTTGTTGGAATTGAACCGGTAAATTCATTTTTAGGATTTCCTACATTATCAAAATAATTTGGAGTAGTTTGGTTAACTTGTTTTACTCTAACGTAGCTAGATTTATTAATATAACTTCCCGAAAGTTGAATATAATATTCATTAGTTGAGGAATCAAATGCAACATTTTCAATTTGATTTCCGATTGCTTTTTCAATATAATTTGGAGCAAATGGATCTAATGATAAATTACTCCAAGTTTCTAAAATTGAAAGTGAAGTATCTGTATCATTACCTTGTCTAATTAATAAAGTAAATGTACCATTTGTAGTATCAGGAGATGTAATTTGCCATCTGTAATTATTAGCTGAGCCGCTTAATAAAGTTCCATTTGAACCTGTAGGGCCTACACTATTTAATATTTCACCTTCAGCTAATGTCTCTAAAATAAATACATTTGTATTATATGGTGAACCCGCAGCATGAGATGAAGCTGAGACGAATGAAGATGATGCTTGGGTCCAGGCTGTTGTGGTACTACCGCTTACTACTCTTGTAACAAGTAGTGAAGTACCTCCACTATTAAAATAGTTGTATGCCGAAATTGAAGTTAAATATGAGTATGTTTGACTTCCACTTAAAAATGTAGTTCCAAATTCATTAACATATTGACTATAAGTAGTAACTAATGTAGGAATACCTACTTTTCCTTTAACCGTTGGTCCTATAATAGCGGCACCTGCTTGAACAGGAGCTTGAGTAATAAATGATTGATCGTTCTCTATAGCTAATACACCAGGTGATACAATTGTTTCTGCCATTGCAAATTAAATTATTTTATTATAAATATGGTGTATCTAAATTAGATTAATCTATTTTATTAATTTCACCGGTTTCAGGGTTTAAGTTGGATTTCCCGTACTTTTCAAAGATAGATTGAGTAAATTCTTTTTCCTTGGTTGAAAGTTCGCTTAAAAATGCTTTAGCATTTTCATGACGGCTTTCAATTTGGATTTTAATCATTTCAATTTCACCAAACTCTAACACTATTGCTTGAGTTTCTGTTTGAATGTCTTTTAATTGTTTTAATTCTTCGTTTGTTAAAAACTTTTTTTCTGTAACAATTCCCATAATTTTATTTTTATTTTATTTTATACAAATGATCCTGATCTCCAGGCTCCACTCATCCACATATAGAGAAGATATTTACCTCCTACTGTTGCAGGTACTATTTCACCATCACTTCCAGACCATACAGGTTTAATGGATTGGGTTTGGGGGATTTGGATTGAGCTTTGAGTAGTAACTTTAAAAGCATCTTTACGAGATCCCGTTCCACCTCCAATTCCTACTATAAACATTGATTTATTATCTCCTTGAGCATTGTATTGGCCTACAACTGTTTGAAATGATGCTGAGGCAATTGTTCCTATTCCAAGAGTAGTAGATCCTTCAGTTACAGCTAATGATCCTGAGATTGAGATGGTATATGCTGAGGTTGCTGTAAGAGCATCAATTGATTGTGTGATATGCCATGTTTCAACTGTTGCTCCAGTTGTAATTCCAGCTTTAGATAAAGTATTTGCCATTTAATTTTATTATAAATATATTAAAATTTTAAATGTTTTTTATTTTTTAGAACCAATTCTAATCCATTTATACCAAACGCGTTCGTGGAAAAAATAAATTATGGGTTTGAGTATGATTTCTCCTATCCCAAGTAATGAAGAAAGCTCAAGTGATGCGCCCAATGAATAAGCTGTTAACACTGTAACTAGTGTTCCAAAAATTCTATAGGAAAATGTTTTTAAAATGTGTCGAACCATTACTGATTCTTCTTTTACAGTTGTAACGTAAGCAACATTGTTTTTTATAGTACAGTATCCTTCACAACTAATATGCCATTTATAATCGTTAATTTCCTCTAGCCAGTCTTTTGTAGTGTAGGTATGTCCGTTTATGATAATATTTGAAACGAATATTTCATTACCATCTTCAATCAATCTCCATCTATCATCTTCAGATCTAGATACGGTGTTAAATCGGATTTGGAATTGTTTTGGTTTCATAATTTACCTTCTTTACGCATTTGTTCTCTGATTTTAGTTGCAGATATTTCTGCTACTTCAGTAGGTGGGATATGTTCTATAATATCATATCCAACTCCACGTCCAAATTCAATTGAACAAATATCAGGTATAACCATTACTTTAACTCGAGGTTCGTTTGCATAAAACAACGTAATGTTTTCTTTAACTTGTTCAGCTGTAAAAGGATTTTTTTCATCCGGTTGAATATCTCGAATACAAATCAAAACGTTTTTATCTTCATCCATTGCTCGTTTAAATAATTCTTGATGTCCTGTATGTAAAGGTTGCCATCTACCTACAAACATGGCATGTTGATTTGATTTTGCGGGTAAAGATGATTGTACGTGTACTTTTTTATCCCAATTTTGCATAACTAATTATTTGTTGAAAACTGTTTAAAGGTGAATTGTCGGTTGTATCTATGTCACAAAAATTTTCGGTTGGTGCTTCATATTCTTTAACATGAAAGTCTTCTCTACCTCTAATATTTGTTGTGTGAACATAATATTCTAAAATATTGTCTCCAAGTTTATCTTTAAAAGAATCTCTTTGATCTTTGTATGGTGAAACTAAAGATACAACTACATTTTGTCCTTTATTGTGTAAAAAATGAGCTAAATGTTGGGCTAGTTCAATATTTTTTCTACGACCTGTTTCTGAGTAGTCTTTGTTGTTAAAGATTTCTCTAATGTCATCTCCATCAACATGAAAACAATTACCATTTAGGTATTGTTTAAGCATTGTTGCCAAAACCGTTTTACCGTGTCCTGGTTGTCCTGTAAACCAATATATCATATTATTTGTAGTTAAATTTGTCAAAGAACCAGGCATAACTTTGTTTGATGTTATCACAGTTTTGAAAACCTAAAATACTAGTATAATCTTGTGCTACAGGTTTAATTACTGGTTGGATCTCGTGGTCTCCAAATATTCCATGGATAACATCATTTTCATGTGTTAATTGTTGCACATTTTCAAAATCATGTTTAAAGTATGGAATATCAAGGTATTCATATATTCGTTGAATTTCTGCTTCTGGGTTTGAAGTAAAATCTTCAAATCGAATAAAAAGAATATGTTGGTCATAACCTTGTTGGATTGCATCTCGTAACCATTCTAAAGCAGGTCCAATAGGAGGTGACACAGAAAAATGTTGCAGTCTGGTGTCAGTGGTCATGTTTTTGAGTTGAGCACCATCTATAATCATTGGATCTTTGTGTGGATTTTTTCTGTAATTTTTTTCCATGGATGCAAATACGCCTCGCAAATCTCGAACCATAACGATTGCTTTTGCGCCAGGTTCAATAAAGTTTGCAAAACG